TTGGACGATATCAAGGTCTTGTTGAAGAACCTGTTGAGATAATCTTCTAAATACCTTATAAAGAGGGACTGAATAGATGGCGCAGCCTTCCAGTAGAACAGAATTTAAGAACTATGTGCTGAGGCAGTTGGGCGCTCCTGTTCTGGAAATCAACGTTGCTGATGAGCAGGTTGAGGACCTGATTGATGATGCCATTCAATATTTCCAAGAAAGACACTTTGATGGTGTTTATCGTAACTACCTGAAGTATCAGGTTACTCAAGATGATGTCGATCGTGGTAAAGCAAGACCACCTGGCGCTCCAGCAACTGGTGCTGGCACAGCTGGCATTGCAAGCACTTCAGCGACCACAACGATTGTGGGAACTGCAACTACATTCACTTATTACGAAAACAGCAATTATCTTCAAGTTCCACCTAATGTTATTGGTGTGGACAAGGTTTTCCAGTGGGATGATGCTCAGGGCATCAACACCCAAAATTTGTTTAGTTTCAAGTATCAGTTGTTCTTGAACGACGTTTATAATTGGGGACAAACTGACCTGTTGTCCTATTCAATGTCAATGACTTACCTTGAGACACTCAACTTCCTTCTGAATACACACAAGCAAATTCGTTTTAATCAGAGACAAGACAGACTTTATCTGGACGTTGACTGGGACACTATTCAAGCTGGTGACTTCATTGTTCTTGATTGCCATGTGGCAATGGATGGAACAGATTATTCCAGAATTTGGAATGATTCATTCCTGAAGCGTTACACAACTGCTCTGGTGAAGAAACAATGGGGACAGAACCTCATCAAGTTCCAAGGTGTCAAACTTCCTGGTGGAATTGAATTCAACGGAAGAGAAATTTATGAAGATGGAGTGGAAGAGGTAAACAAGATTCGTGAGGAAATGTCCTCTTATTATGAACTGCCACCAATGGATCTTATTGGTTGAGGACTAACCAATGGCACTCAATCCCTTCTTTCTAAACGGATCAACAACAGAGCAAGGTCTTCTTCAGGACCTAATAAACGAACAACTTCGAATGTATGGGGTTGAAGTTTATTACATGCCAAGACAGTATATCACCACGGATATTAATGAAGTCATTCAGTCTGAGTTTAATAATGCTTATCCACTTGAGGCATATGTAAACACTTATGATGGTTTTGGTGGACAACAAACGCTCCTTACCAAGTTTGGCATTGAAGAAAAAGATGATCTGACCCTTACCATCTCAAGAGAGAGATTTGAAAACTACATTACTCCTCTGATTGAAAATCTTAGTAATGTTGAACTTTCCACTCGCCCCAAAGAGGGAGATCTGATTTATTTCCCTCTGGGTGAAAGGTTGTTTGAAATTAAGTATGTTGAGCACGAACAACCTTTCTATCAACTCAAGAAGAACTACGTTTATGAGTTGAGATGTGAACTCTTCCGTTATGAGGATGAGGTCATCGATACTGGTGTTGATACCATCGATGAGGAAATTGAACAAATTGGTTATATTCAAACTCTGACACTGATTGGGTCAGGAAGAACCGCAACAGCAACCGCAGGAATTTGCACTACTGGTGCTGTTAATCGTATCTACATCTCCAATATGGGTGGTAGTTATGAGAATCAACCACTTATTGGGTTCTCATCTGCTCCTGCTGGAGGAACAACTGCAGTTGGTGTTGCTTCTATCACTAATGTTTATACCAACTGTAATGGTGAGTATGGTGGAAAGATTGAAGCAATCAATCTGAGCAATGCTGGTTGTGGATATACTGAACCACCCTGGATTACGATCCAAGGTGGAGGAGGAACAGGTGCTGCTGCAACCGCTGGAATTGCAGATGGTGTTGTTCAAGTTGTTACCATTACTGATGGTGGTGCTGGATACTCAACCAATCCAGTTGTCACCATCAGCACACCACAAAGTGATAACCCATCCTTAGACAGTGGATCTATCACTATGGACTCCACAGAGTTTACAATGGATAACCAAGAAGAAGCAAACGAACAAACTGCTGTTCTCTGGAGTCAAATCAACTCTGCTGGCGTGGTAACAGCAATTTACATCTCCAACGGTGGTATTGGATATCAAGATGCGCCAACCATCACAATTGCAGGACCAACAGGATTTGGAACTGGAATCGGTGAGGGATCATTTATCTTCAACGAAGTTGTTACTGGTGGAACTTCTGGAACAACAGCAAGAGTTAAGCAATGGACTCTTGCTACATATGAACTTGAAGTTTCTATTGTTGATGGTGACTTCATACCTGGTGAGGTTATCACTGGTAATGACTCGGGTGCCAAGTATGTTCTTTCCGTTCAAAATAAGGATGATTTGGTTACACCGTTTGCTGACAATGACAACATTGAAGCAAGAGCAGATTTAATTCTGGATTTCTCAGAAACAAATCCCTTTGGAATGCCTTGAGATAAATAACTTTACGACTCTACCCAGAATCTCCAGAGAGACGAAATGGCAAAACAAGTAATTGGTATTGGAACAACAGCGAATGACGGAACTGGTGATTCGCTAAGAACCAGCGGAAGCAAAACAAACGATAACTTTGGTGAGGTTTATACTCTTCTTGGTGATGGTTGGACACTGCCAACTGGTATTGTTACAACTCTGACTGCAGGAGACAACATTAGTCTGTCTGGTTCCACTGGAAACGTAACCATCACAGGAACTGCTTCCACAGCAAATATCAATGCTGATTCTCTCGTTGTTACTGGTGTTACATCACTCAGTGAACTGAATGCAACTGGAGATGTCAATTACTTTGGTCAGGTTACCAATAACGGAAACGTTGTTATTACTGGAGATGTGACAATTGGCGGAACTGTTACTTCTTATGATACAGAGACGGTTAATATTTCAAGAAAGTTTGTAAGACTGGGTGTTACCTCCACAACTGAGGACATTGCTAATGATCTCTCTGCAGATGCTGGTGGTTTTGGTATTGCATCCACAGAAGGTAATCCACTAATTACTGGTATTGGTTCTACTTCTGCTGAAGATTACTACAAGAAAATAGTGTGGAGAAGAGAGAACACCATCAGTGCTGGAACCACTGATTCTTTCATTCTCAACTATGCACTTGGTATTGGCACAGTTCCACTAACAGGAAGAAGATTCGCTGTCGGATCTGGTATCGAAATGACAGATACCGATGTCACAGCAACCACATTTACGGGTAATCTGACAGGCAATGTCACTGGAGATGTTACAGGAACCGCAACTACAGCAACCAATCTTGCTGATGCTGCTAACATCACCACTGGTACAATTGCAGATGCAAGATTCCCAGCAACACTTCCACCAGTCTCTGGTGTCGATCTAACTGGGATTGTTACATCAATCACCGCTGGTGATAACATCAGTGTTTCTGGAGCAACTGGTAATGTAACCATTACTGGATTGGCAAACACTTCTAATGTTTCTGCAGACACATTGGTTGTTACTGGAGTCTCAACACTTGGAATCATCACTGGTGCTACCTCTCTGGGTGTAAGTGATGTCTATGCCACAACCCTTTATGGTGATGGATCAAACCTGACTGGAATCTCTGCTGGTTCAACTGCTAACGTTTCGGCAGACACATTGGTTGTTACTGGTGTATCAACTCTTGGTGTTGTAACTGGTGCAACCTATTATGGTGATGGATCAAATCTAACTGGAATTGTTGCTTCTGGTGCTGGTATTACAGTTCAGGATGGCGGATCCGATCGGGGCATTGCTTCTATTCTGAACTTTGATTCAAATCTAAGTGTCACTGCCGCTTCTGGTGGAATTTCAACCATTACTGCTACTGGTGGTGGTGGCGGCGGAAGTTTTGCTGTTGGTTATGGAGTTTCCACTGGAGCAACTCCTTATGTTGTAGGAACTGGCGTCACACAGATTGATTTTGTTGGAGCAGGTTATACAATTACAGTTTCTGATGGCATTGCCACTGTCAGAAACCTGAAGATGGATCTGAAACAGATCAACTTCACAAGTTCAAGTGATGGTGGCGAAAGCAATGAAGGATCACAAATCAGTTACACAGCAACAGTAGATGATTCAAATGCTGTATTTGCTATTGAAGATAATGGCGGTTTGACTGGTATTGGAATCAACTACTCAACAGGTGCAATGGGAGGAGGTCAACAGGCATCTCCTGGAACATATACAGTAAAACTTAGAGCATCCACTCCATTTGGGATGTCTGATAGTTTCCCCGTCACTTTCACCATTAACGCATTTACTCTCAGTATGGACACCGTGTTTGGTGATGCTGAATCACTACTCGTTGGTGATGATGATGTAACAGATGCTCAGTATGTTGCTCTGGCTTCTGGTGGAGTTGTTGTCAATGATGGTGTCAACTATGTAATTGATAGGGACAATGATGTCCTTTCAAACGCTACAGAACACGCTCTTTACTTTGATAACACCAACAATGCTTTGATTGGTTTTAGATATGATAGTGGAGGGTCGCTCAATGGTGTTGGTAGATGGACCAGTGTAACAACTGCTGTTGACGGAACTGATGTTGGTTCTGGTTCAATGTGGACAACTGACTCTGGTAGACTTTCTGCTATTGGTAGCACACAGTCTTGTCTCAGAGGTGTCAATCTTGGCATTAGTACATTGGCAGGAATTGGAACAACCACTGGTGGTTTCCAACCAGTTTCACAATATAATGGTGCCTATGTTCACAGTCCATTCTATATGAGAATTGTTCCAAGTGATTCTGCTCTTGACAACTTTGGAACAGACATCACTGGAAGTGATTATTGGTCATATGGATTTACATTGGAAGATCCCTGGTTGTTGGGAAGCGGAATGCAAATGTTGGCACCAGAAAGCACAACTAATGGTTGGACCAGATTTGGTCTTAGTAGATACTACATTGGAACCAGCCCATTCAATAGATCTTTCTATGGTAATGCTAGCAGTCTTTATGATACCACCAGTGGTTTTGATGCAACTAACATAGCCAGATATCAAGACCAAAATAATATTGCTCCTGCAGGTTCAACAGTTCAGGTATTCTACCTTGGTGGATCTCTCAATGATGTTCTGGTCTACATCAATGGCGAATTGGTCCTCACTAATACCAGTGCTTATGTTTATATGAAGAATTCTGGAAGCACATCACAACCAGCACTTTCATTTGGTGACATCTCCAACCAAACAAGTGAGAAGATCCCTGATGGTGAGGACGAGCTGGTAACTTGGTCTCCAAGAATTAGAGATTTGTGGATTTGTAATAGCGATGGAATTGGAACTGACGAAGTTGCTGGTATTTCAACCTTCAACAATAGAAACCTTGCAGATTATGTTGGTTACAGCAGCATTACAACTTATATAACACTGACTGACAGTGCAATTACTGCAGTCAAGGGAAATGTTTCTATTGCTAGAAGTAGCGTCAGTTTTAGTTGATAAATAACAAAAAAGTCCTAACAAAATGGCAGCGATAATTACTGACCAATTAAGAATTTTGAATGCAAAGAATTTTGTTGCTGGAGTTCAATCCAGCACAAATTCTTATTATACTTTTATTGGTCTTCCCAATGCATCTGATTATCAATCAGACTGGGACACAAATCCACCATCTCCCAAAGATAATTTAGATCAATCTAATGATTATTGGGATACAATGATAGCATTGAAAAAAATCAATGCTAGTGATATTAGTCAGGTTGTCAGAAAAATCACCTGGCAATCTGGTATCACATATGATATGTGGAGAAATGATATTTCAAGGACTAATCCTTCTCAACCTTCAGGTTCTTTTGATATCTATTCTGCAAATTACTATGTAATGAATAGTGATTACAGAGTATATGTTTGCTTATTCAATAATGCAAATCCTGAAAACAACTTCCAGGGAGGTCCCTCTTTAGATGAACCCACATTCACAGATTTAGAACCAAGAGCTGCTGGTTCTAGTGGTGATGGTTACGTTTGGAAGTATCTTTATACTATTAAACCAAGTCAAGCAATTAAATTTGACTCAACTAACTATATTCCTGTCCCAAATGAGTGGAGCACAAGCACTGACAATGCTGCTGTCAGACAAAATGCTTCAACTAGTGGTCAATTAAAGATTGTCACTATCAGAAATAGAGGTGTTGGGCTTGGAACTGCTAGAACTTATACAGCAGTTCCCATTGATGGTGATGGAACAGGAGCAGAAGCAACAGTCGTAGTTAATGCTGATGCTAAAGTTGAATCTGTTACAGTTTCCAAGGGTGGTTCAGGATATACTTTTGGAACTGTAGATCTTGCTGCTGGTGGTGTTCCAACAGGATCAACAAAACCAGTGTTCAATGTCATTATTCCACCTAATGGTGGACACGGTGCTGATATTTACAAAGAACTCGGTGCTTATAATGTTTTAACCTATGCTAGATTTGAAAATGACACTGAGAATCCTGACTTTATTACAGGAAACCAGTTTGCAAGGGTTGGATTGATTGAAAATCCACAGGCATATAATTCTTCAAGTCTTCTCAATACTGATAAGGCAAGTGCTGTATATGCTCTAAGACTCACTGGAGCTGGTTATAGTTCAGCAACATTTACTGCTGATACTCACATCACACAAACTGTTGGACTTGGTTCCACTGCTGTTGGTAGAGTTGTTTCTTATGATCAAACCACTGGTGTTCTGAAATATTGGCAGGACAGAACAAACTGTGGTTTTAATTCTGATGGGACACAGAATGCAAGTCCAAAATATGGGTTTGAAGAGTATAGATTTACTGCTACTCCCACATCAAATGGAAGTCTGGATATTCTTGGTGGCAGCACCACTCTTGGCATTGATACTGGTTTTACAGGTCTGACAACAGTAATAAATAATAGGACATATAATCTTGGTCAAGACTTTACTAAAGGTGTTGCCCAACCAGAGTCTAAAAAATATTCTGGAAATATCATATATGTTGACAACAGACCATCTGTTACAAGGTCGTCATCACAAAAAGAAGACGTAAAGATTATCTTGCAGTTCTAAAGAATTATGCCACAGGAAACTAACCTCAACGTTGCTCCTTATTTTGATGACTTTGACCCCGAGAGTAACTACCATCAAGTATTATTCAAACCTGCATACCCAATTCAGGCAAGAGAGTTAAATAATCTTCAGTCCATTCTTCAAAATCAAATTGAAGATATGGGAGATAACCTCTTTAAAGAGGGTTCTGTGGTTATTCCAGGTCAGTTGACCTATAATGATAGATTTCACTGTATCCAAATCCAGGCAGAGTACTTAGGTATTCCTGTATCTCTTTATCTTGATCAACTTGTTGGCAAAAGAATCACAGGTAGAGATTCTGGCGTAACAGCAACGGTAGTTACATATATTTCAAATCAGCAATCAGTAAGAGGCAATTATACTCTTTACTTGAATTATGAGAATTCTAGTGATACTGATGATTCAACTGAACAATTTTTTGACAATGAAATTTTAACCACTGATGAGACTATTTCATATGCAACAACTTTTATTGCTGCAGGAGAGGGTTTTGCCAATACAATAGCAAACAGCGCAGCTGCTACTGGTTCTGCTTTTGTTCTGAATCAAGGCGTTTACTATTTGAGAGGTTATTTTGTCAATGTTGATAGTCAAATCCTGATTCTTGATCAATATTCAACAAATTCAAGTTATAGAATTGGTCTTACAGTAAATGAAGAGATTATCTCTTCTGATACTGATCCATCACTTAACGATAATGCCCAAGGATACAATAATTACACTGCTCCTGGTGCTGATAGATTAAAAATTACAGCAACTTTAAGTAAAAAGTTGCCTAATGACTATGTGGATCAAGGTTTTGTTCAACTTGCTGAAGTTCAAAATGGTATTTTAAGAGAAATTCTTAATACAACCAAATATAATGTTCTTGGTGATGAATTAGCAAAGAGAACTTTTGATGAATCTGGTCATTATTATGTAAAAGAGTATGTAACTTCAGTTAGAGAAAGTTTAAATAATCAACAAGGAAATAGAGGTATCTATCTTCCTGGACAAATTACAGCACAAGGAAATGTTCCATCAGATGACTTGATGGTATATAAAATATCTCCTGGTAAAGCATATGTTAGGGGATATGAGGTAGAAAATACATCTACTACATTAGTTGATGTAGTAAAACCAAGAACAACAAGACTTATAAAGAATCAAGGTATTAATTTTGGATTTGGTCCTACTCTTGCTGTTAATAGAGTCTATGGATCACCCATCATTGGTTTCAACACTTCCAATACAGTAAGTCTCAGAGATCAGAGAGTTGGAATAACTTCAGAAACTGCTCCAGGAAAAGAAATTGGTCAGGCAAGACTTTATGATTTCTCATTAGAGTCAGGTTCTTATAGTAACACTAACGCTAACACTAATCAGTGGGATCTTTCACTTTTTGATCTCAACACTTACAAGGATATTGATGTTAACGTAGAGGTAACTCTGTCAACCCCCCTTCAAATTGAAGGAGAGTCTAGTGGAGCAGTTGGATTCCTTAAGTACAATGTAGCAGCAGGAACTGCCTTAACAGCATACAGTGTTCAGGGACAATTCATTCAGGGTGAAAGACTGAAATTCAATGGTGTTCTTGATAACTCCAGATATGTTGTTGACTACAAAGATTATGAAATTAATGACATCAAATCTGTATACAGTATTGTAGGAACTGCTAATACATTTACAGCAGATGTTGTTCAAACCCCAACATTCTCATTTAATGTATCTCAAATTTCAGGTGAGAGTCTGGGCGTTTCAACAATTACCAGTCCTTCTCTGGGTGGCAGAACATTCACTGGAATTGCCACTGTTGGTAACCTTGTAAGATATTCCAGACCAGGTGTTGATGAGTTTTCTTTTGCTAGAATTACTGATGTAAAAACATCATCATTGACTGTTGTTGGTATTGATACTGTCACAGGAATCTGTGATGGTGCTCTTCCATCTGCTGACTTCACTGCTAATGATTTGCAAATCATCAGCACCAGACTTCAAGCATCTAATGGTTCTGGAAACTTTGCTAACAATCAGTCACTCTACAGCATTCTTCCAAAGAAAAATATTGAGTCTGTAGACCTGAATAATTCTAATATTATCTTTAGACAAAAGTTCACCACCACAATTGATGCAACTGGATCCACTGCTGCAATCAATGTATCAGATCCTAACAATGAAGTCTTCCTTCCCTTTGATGAGGAAAGATATTCTCTGATCAATTCAGATGGAACTACAGAGATTCTGACATCAGATAAGTTTAATTTCTCTTCTGGTTCAACAATCCTTACTATTGATGGTTTGAGTGGTGCTGATCCAAATGCAACACTTATTGCCACAATTCGTAAGCAAAATGTTACTTCAAAAACTAAATTAAAGAATGTAGCAAATAGAATTGTCATTGATAAATCAAACAATCCTGCTTCTGGTATTGGTGGAACAACTCTCAATGATGGTCTTACTTATGGAAACTATCCATTTGGAACAAGAGTTCAGGATGGAACCATTTCACTGAATGTTCCTGATGTTATTAGAGTTTATGGTGTATTTGAGTCAGCAACTACTGCTGATCCAGAATCTCCATTTATGACTCTCGCTTCAATGAATGGACCTTCTGCTTCTACCAATGATCTAATCATTGGTGAGATTGTCACAGGTTCTATTAGTGGTGCAAAAGCAATATATCTCACCAGAAAATCAGACACATCTATTGGATTTGTTTATCAAAATGAAAATGTATTTGAGAACAATGAAACACTTACATTCTCAGAGTCTGGTGTCACAGCAGTTGCCAATAACATCAAAATTGGATCTCTCAATGTAACTGGAGACTATTTGTTCTTCAATGGACAAACAGATAGTTATTATGATTATGCAAGAATTTTGAGAAGAGGCAATAGATCAACTCCAACCAAAAAGTTGATAGTATACTTCTCAAATGCTTATTATGATTCTGCTGATACAGGTGATATTACCACTGTTAATTCATATAATGATCTCGATTACTCAAGAGAAATCTCCTCAATTAATGATGTAAGGGTTACTGATATTATTGATGCTAGACCAAGGGTTAGCAACTATACTGTAACTGAAGGTTCCAATTCTCCATTAGAATTTTCAGGAAGATCATTTGATGGTGGGCAGCATAGTTCAAGTAGAGTTATGGCTTCTGATGAGTCAGTAACTCTTGATTACAACTATTATCTTGCTAGAGCAGATAGAATTTATTTAAACACAGATGGTGTTTTGAGTGTTAAGTATGGTTCTCCAGATGATGTACCTTCTCTGCCAGATGAAGTAAGTGGTGCATTAAATATTGCCAATGTTTATATGCCTGCTTATCTTTATAATGTAGAAGACGCAAGAGTTAAGACTCTTGAGCATAAGAGATATCAGATGAATGATATTTCTAAACTTGAAAGAAGAATTAAAAATCTTGAGTATTACACATCTCTCAATCTTCTTGAGCAGTCAACTCTGAACAGTTTTGTTCCAGACATCAATGGTCTGAATAGATTTAAATCTGGCATTTTTGTTGATAACTTCACAACAACCCAACCACAAGATACTAGCATTGGTATCAAGAACAGTATTGATGTTAAGAGAAAAGTTCTTAGACCATCTCATTACTCAACAGCTTTCAATCTTCAGTTAGGAACAACTGCTATACCTGGAGTTGGAACCACAACTAATGCTAATGGGGATTCTAGATTTGCTGGTCTTTCTGGATCAAATATCAGAAGATCTGGTCAAATGATCACTCTTGATTACAGTGAAATACCTTGGTTAACACAACCCTTTGCTACAAGAGTTGAAAATGTTACTCCATTCCTCATAACTTATTATCAAGGTTCTGTTGCTCTTGAACCAACTGTTGATGTTTGGATTGATACCAACAGTATGGAGGTTCGCGATGTTCAATTGGAGGGTTCATTCCAAGGAGTTGCTGAAGCATTAAGAGCTGATGTTACTGATTCTGCAGATGGATCTAGAATTGGTGTTACTCCTGTATTGTGGGATTCTTGGGAGACAACTGGTGTTAATTTAACTTTTGATTCAGTACAAGTAAACAGAAATG